CGGCGGCAGGCTTTGTCAAAATGAGACTGCCTGAAATCCGCCTTGCGATTATTGATGATTTCAAAGCGCGGTTGCGTGAGCATGGCATTTCTGACGATATTCAAACGCGCCCTGACAGTATTATCGGCATTTTGATTAATACGTTCGCCGACCGTGAAGCCGCACTGTGGAATGTGGCCGAGGGCGTGTATAACGCCATGTACCCTACAACAGCGACAGGCGTATCACTTGATAACGCGGTGTCGTTCTCAGGTGTATCACGATTGCAGGCGGCGGCCGCAAAAGCCACGGTTATTTTTTATGGCGACCAAGGGACTTATATTCCTGCTGGGTCGGAGATTCGAAACTCTGATACTCAAGTCGTTTGGGCAACGTCTGAATCTATCAGCGTATCATCTACCAATGCGGCGGACGTGTTGATTGCGCCGGCGGTTGCAGACGACACAACTTATTCTGTAACGGTTGATGGCGTGAAGTATTCGTTCACGAGTGGGAAGAACGCCACGACCATCGGCGTTTTGCGTGGTTTGGCGGCGGCTTTGTCGTCAACGAACTATGCCGTTTCAACAACCGGCGCGGCGATTCGTGTAGCGGTCAAAACATCATCTTCCATGGTGGTGCAGCTATCGGCCGGGTTGTCGTTTATTGAGATTGGTTCGCCTGTTTCCGCTTCGCCGCTTGATGGTGTGAATGACACGGCATCGGAGGGAATGATTAACGAGCTTGTAACCCTGATTGCAGGCGTGAAGCGCGTTTCAAGTCTTCAATCTGTTGCAGGCCGTGGGGT